ATTTATTTTTATGGTATTCGGGATATTCCCCCCCGAAATTATAACCCACTATGCAGACTGATCAAGTCCGTGATAATTTTCATATTTCTATTTATTTTTATGGTTTTAAAATTTTTATTTCTTTTCCGCTTCCCTTAGTCAACAGGGTTGCAATTTTACATGTGTTTATTTGAACACTCTATGGCTAGGCTTGGGTTTTCCACGGCTGTTTAGTACCGTTTCCTTCCCACTCCGTCATCGCACGTGTTCTGTTTCTTTTATTTTCCCTACACTCACGGTGTATCATCTCTTTGGTGGCATCTCATGAGGGTAATCTTAATATATATCATCTAGTCGAGATCAGTGAGATCACTACTTTCTCTCTTCTAGAATCTTATAAGCCATCCTTAGTTAGCAGGCAATTTAGCTAACGGATCAAAATTTGCTTTCGCTGGGGAACTCCATCCCCGAGGTTTGTTGGTTTCGCATCAATATGATCACAGGCATCACAACGCAATTGGTGGTATGGAAACCACCACTCACGATTGTAGCTGACTAAAATGTCGTTGTAATCATTATGGCACCCACACCATGAACACTCCACGCCGAAGCATGAAATATTGTTTGTTCTGTGGGTGGTTTTGCATGTGTAGCATGTATGTTTGTATACAATTTTGTGGCATTCACATGGTATATCAAATTTTCTTACGTATAGTAATTCACTCATTGGGTTCATTTGTAACACAGCCCTAGTTGCCGCGCATGTACGGCTTATTTCTTTGAGTAAAATCGAATTAGTTCTTCTTCTACCTTAACAAAATCGTACCCGAATCTGTTAAGTAGGTCAAGGTATCTCTCCTTTGTAACGTCATACTTGTGTAGTATTGCGTTCATTCCATTCGTTTGTGGAATTATCTCTTCTTCATCTTCTTCCGACTCATCTTGGATCTGTTGTTTATTATTCATTTTGAGTGCTATTGCTGGAGGCATTTGCACTACTGATAAGTCGTAATAAGATGTCGTCGGGATAACACTGCCTAAGTTAAGACTAAAGCTAGCACTTATCCCAGATATTTTCACTATCATCCTAGCGACGAATAGGCCTGAAGTGGCTCCATCAGCTGGTGATTGTGTTAGTTGATTGTTGTAAAATGCAGCAGTGATGGCTGCGCAATTAACAAAACTGTAAGCTTGGAAGTTTATTACGGCATTAGTGCCGGACCATGAATGTTCAACTATGTAAACTCCGCTCGTTATTGTTGCTGGAAATGTGTAGGTTCCAGTTGCAATGGTGGTTGTTCCACCTAGTGTGTTTCTAGGGTCAATTACCAAAGGATTGACACCCATTGGGGCTCCAACACCACAGGTGTTGTCCGATGAGAAAAAGTCCGCTAATGCTAAGGCTCCTCCGATGGATTGTGCTTTTGATTGATAAAACTCAACTTCATATGTCGCCCACAATTCACCAATTATTCCGACTGATGCTTGACCGCCTGTTGCAATAGTGAATTCACCCATATCATACAATCGTTGATCAGATTTTGATGGTGTGGTGGCAGAAGTACGTGTGTATAATTCTGACAACACCACCTGATTCGGCGCACATTCGATTGGGTGCATCATTGATTCTGATGACTTACATGAGTTTGAGTATTCACAATTTTCTAATGATTTCTTATCTGTAAACGGTGTATCTAAGCTGTTGTATTGAGTACCCATTGCTACATAACCTATGTATGGCAACGCAGAGTATTCAGTCGCTAAACTTTTGAATTCAAAGACCAGGCCTCTCATCCTATAAGCGGTAAAACAGCCAGCTATAGGATATAGCCATGGAAAAGTTTCTTTCAATCCGGGGTTAATGCTGTAGGTTGTCTTGCTAAAAGCAGAAGTGCTGCCGTAGACATCTCCAATGTACTCTCGATGTCTGATGATATCGCAAGTTTTTGAGTTGACCATCATTGGAACTTCGGATCCATTTCCCCCACTCGTCGCTTCTGCCAGGAGGTTGTTTGTTTGTACTGTGTAATCACCAAACCCAGACAGCATCGCCATCCCAGCTTTGCCTGCAAAGGTTCCAGCCACTCCCGCTAAAGTGTCCCACCAACTACTCTGTTTCTGTTTCTTCTCTTTCTTAGGTTTGTTTTGTTTCCGCTTGGTAAATACTTGTTGCGGTTGTTGAAACTGTGGTTGTTGTTGTCGTTGTCTTCTTCCGTTGTTGTTGTTGTTCATTCGGCGACCAGGGTTATTTTGGTTTCTGTTTGGCCTAAAATCATTTCTTTGATTAGGATTTCCCCTTGGTTGCTGTTGATTTACTTGATTGTTCTGATTGTTCATTCTAAATTCCCTTGAATTTGTAATCCACCCAATGCCCCTGGGTATTATTCAGTTGTGGACTTATTATATGGCATTTCCTTATTTACAATTTACATATTTACATTGTTATTATTTACAAATCTACATTTCTATTTATCTACATATTTACAAGACATGGTTTGACTAACCATCCACCAATTCTAATATTCTGTTGGTGTGCCAGATTTTATATTTTCTCTTGGCTAAATTGGTGTACACAAAATTATAATCATCCACCGTCACGACGTAATTGTCGTAATAGAGTCGACAATCTCTATGTATGAATGGGTCCATCCATGGCATATCTAATGGGCTAAGGTCATTTTTACTGTCCAAGTATTTCTCACATTGTATCTGAATCTCTACAGGTATTCCAAATTTCTGCTCTGTAACTAACCGAGTCCTCAGGTTAACTGTCTTCGCCAAAATTGCTTCATGTCTATAAAATTTGAATCCTTCAGCATACATGTTCCTATCCCACCCACACATTTTCATTTTCTCGATAATTCGTAACATATAATCTTTATCTATTCCGTTACTCATCCGCAATCCATATAAGCCTAGTGAACGCAATATCGGGCATCCCGGATATTGGTATAATAGAGACAACGATTTTGCTAACAGCAAAGAGCGCAATTTCGTTTTTGAGGCATTTGTATATTGTTCAGTTGTCCATCCAAATGACATTAGTGTGTCCAAAGGATCACACACATTATCAAGAATTTCTTCATCAAATATCAAGCCACAAAAACTCGCAGTGCTCAAGTTATCGGGTACATCTATTTTTATATTGGCTCCAAGTTCACTATATGCTCGCGCTGATGGTCTCGCGGTCGCTACGGTTATTATTGAATCATCTCCTTCGAATATTCCATCATATTCTTTATTCCCTTCCTCCTCCAACAAGAAAAATGTCATCAACAAGTTCATAATTCCGTTTCCTTCTGAGGTATTCATCTCCCCACTCTGCCGCCGTGCCCAAATAACGTACATGAAGTTCTTGAAGACTATGCGGTTCTGACCACACAATCCAGACCTCAGTAGATGCATTATTCGGTCGTGATGTTTATTGTATTTAAGGAACCAACTATATACGTATAGTTCGATTCTCATTAGCAGAGGGCCAAAAGTGGCTTCAAATGAGCTAAAATCAGTACAGAACAGGTTTGGTTTGTCTCTGAATCTGTCTTCTAAAAACTTAGCTCTTTCACTGACTGGTATTTTCTTAATAAAATATTTAGTGGAAAATATTTTACGTCCAAATTTTTGGAAAAATGGGCCTATTCTAGTCTTGTAATCATCAGCTCGAGTGTGAATGCCTCGAAAGTGTTTTATCTCTGGGTAATATGCTTCATCTTTGGTGAATCCTTTAATATTATAACCTTTAACGGGATTAAAGTTTTCAGCATGTGTTGCGGTTAGATTCTCTCGTCGCTTCAGAGAATAGTTAGTGTTATCTATATAATCTTCCCACTCAAAGTCTTCATCTTGACCAAAGCGAAGGTCACTCATGTTCTTGTTAAGCCATCTCTCTACAAATCTTTTCAGACGTCTTATTTTTGCACGGTCAGGGTCTGGCATTCGTGCGGCTAATCTTTTAACAGCTCCTTCTATTTGTGATAGAGTGTGTTTCTTGTCCGGGACAGGCGCTGCACCACCTAATAAGTGGCAGCCCAAGGAGACACGTATAGGTTTTCTTTCATATTCTTGATGTTTGTAGTATATTAGTCTATAGGTTGCATCAGGAATGTTGGTCAGATCGAGTTTATTCTCGGCCGATCTGTAACCAAAAGAAACAACCTTAGTCCCTAGAGCTGAAAACCCATAGGGTTTGTCAGACAGCTCCGATCTACAGAATAGTAGTAAAGATTTAGCATCATAGACATTGCATCGATTTGCAAGAATTTCAATTCATTAATTGCTGCCCTGGTTATGTTCACAGTCGTGCAATTTTGTATGGCAACCTTAATGGTTATGGTTGCAGTCTCCACAGACATGGTCGGGGACAAGGTCCTTATCGTTGACAGGTTATTAAGCAGTTCACTTGGGACGTGCATTTCACTTCGGACCACTCGAACTTCAATGAAAGTTCCTTGGAATTCACGGTGATCATCCTCGTTCTGAAAAATCCACGAAGCTAGTAACTGGAAATAATCAGACCAACTCTCCTCCTTATGTCTAATGTATTTCTTCGTTTCAACATAATTGTCAACATTACCGTTCTTATGTTTGACTGGTCCGACACTATTGAGGTCTGGGCGAACATCAATATCCTGTTGGTGTACTGTCGTGTTGATATAATTAAGAGTCTTATAACAACAACCTTTGTCATATAAGGCTCGATTAATATGTTTCATCCTGTTTGTTATTATGTCTTGATTCTTACCGGGAAAAGCCGCCGCTACCACAGGGTTCAACGTGGTACGTGAATAATCTGGCATGAAAAATGCAAAATTCTTGACTCGGGCGTCTATCACTGCATTGTCTTCACCGAAATACTCTTCCTGGGAATCACCTCCATCCACATATCCGCGATCATTCTGATCACCACCATCATCTTCCCCACTCTTATCAGGTCCATATAATTCATCTATCATACCTTTGGACACCCTGACGTCCTTCTCTCGCTTATCCATGTATCCTAGAGCCATCTCATCTATCTCATCATTCTCATAACTAACATCACCATCCGACTCTTCAGTTGATGACGTAGGTTCGCTACTATCATCACTCATTCCTCTCATGCCATTTTGTTCATTGTACTTCTTAAATCTAGCATCTTTCCTCAACTGAGCAGGATTAATGATAACATCATCGAGATCATTATCATTACTCTTGTCAGTGCTCACATTCCCATCTCCAGCACCATTTCTTCTCACTATGTCAACAACCACATCACGGGTAGTTTTGACAACTTTCTTACTTGTCAAATAGTTCATGGCAAGCCGTATCGCATAATAAATCGCCGTTGGACACAGAACTGCTGATGCTTTAGCTCCAGTGTATGACGTTATTAGACACAATGCGAAATTCAATCCCGCTCCGTACGCTGCGGCGCAACAGAGGGTTTTTGGCGACGCTAAAGCTGCCGCCTTGGTTTTCGCAGGTAACGTGTAAAAGGCTATGAAGCCCAATACAACGTTAAATAATGAATTACATCCGATGCTAATTCTATTATTATCAAAATTTGCCCCTACCAATTGGGGACTTAAATGGGACAGTGCCCGGCCGAAAAGGTTGACTACTCCTCTCCAACTGAACATACTGCCAGCGCGTTTTACACCCTCTCGGGTGACAATATCCTGTGC